GGCCAATACGCGCGCACATGCGTGGGGAAACATAACAGCGCAATTTTAGAAGGGGACACCACCCTACAAGGGGGGGATATGGCCTCAAAAACAGCCAACTATATCCCCAGCAAATCCGCCAAAAATTCGCTTTCCATTGTATATATTATGCGACAATATGTTGCTTATTTGTCACATTATAACTTATTCAAAAATAAGTATTTTTAGAGGGGGGTCGGCTAGGGCCACCACGCCCTACCCATACGTCTATACACCCAGCTGCTCAAAATTTTATTTTTTTAAGCATTTATACTAATAGTTGTGCTGTGCTTCTAGATACACCAGATAGTTAGAATTGTGCTGTCATTAGGTAGAAAACAGACAATAAAAAACCCCACAGGATTGCCTGTGAGGTGTTCTGAGGTGTTCTTATGTAGGCTGACAAACCTGACATAATACACAATACTGGGGTATAGTATGTTTACCTGCGGCAAACATAAATATATTATACACCCCCACAGAGGTTTTGTCAAGGGAAAAACAACAACAGCACAATTTTTTTTATTTTTTCCCTGTTTTTAGCCATTTATTAGCACACCTAAACAGCGAACAGCGCAACAACACCACAACCAAAAACACTATTTTTAGCCCTGTAGCCCAGAAACAATAAAAATCGGCAGAAAACAGCCAAAAACAGCAAAGTTAAAAATTTTTTTTGATTTTTTTTACTTTTTTACTTGACAAACACCCCAGATAGCATTATAATAGGTATATACGCTACTTTTATTTGTGCGGTGTTTCTCCTTTGCTATGCACACTCAACGCCTTCCCAACAACACAACAGTATATTTGAAGGGTCTTAGTGAGTTCCATACAAAGGAGCAACAAAATAGTGTATATTAACAATCAGAAATTGTTTTATAATCAAGTAACAACCCAGTAGTTTATGCATGGCCGAAGGACTTATCAAAAAAAATCTTACCGAAAAACAAGAAAAGTTTCTTGAAGCGTTATTTGATAACCACGGTAATGTAGCGGCATCATTGCGGGACGCTGGATATAGCCCCCACAGCCGAAAAGATGTTCTTGCTGCTCTTAAAGATGAAATTCAAGAGCGCACACGAATGCTTCTGAATGGTGCTGCAATTGAGGCAGCACAGAACATCGTAGATACCATGAACCTAGGTAACAACATGGATGTGCCTGTTAATCGCCTAGAATTGCGGTATAAAGCTGCTGGAGACATTCTGGATAGGATTGGCATTACCAAGCGACAACAACTCGATGTAACAGGCGAAATCAAACATGGGATTGTGCTGTTGCCCGGAAAGAAACCGATGGTTGATGTAACACCTACCGACAAGCACATTCATACTGAAAATGGCGGGTAGACCAAAACTTGCTCCCGGTGAAAAGGGAAACTACCATGTAAGTCGTGCAGTAAAGGCTAAACAGATAGCCAAGAAAAAACTGCGGGATGCTGTGAATGACGCAGAAAAAAAGAAAATTGCTGCTCAAAAGGCTAGAGATAGCGCAGAAAAGAAAAAGCGCAAACACGCCAAAACAGTTGACTTACTTGAAAATGGTGGAGTAACAGACGAGGATTTTCTTGATTCTGTACCCAAGCAAGTCCGTGAAGCAATTGAACAGGGTGAACAGGAACTAATCTTTTCACCAAACCCCGGACCCCAAACAGAGTTTCTTGCCTCTCCAGAAAAAGAAGTTTTGTACGGTGGTGCGGCAGGCGGTGGCAAAAGCTACGCATTACTGGTTGATCCCCTCCGCTACGCCGACAATAAAAACTTTCGTGGGCTGTTGTTGCGTAGAACTCTCGGTGAACTTGCTGAACTGATCGACCAATCCAAAAAGTTGTACCCAAAGGCTTTTCCTTCTGCCTATTATCGTGAAAGCAAAAACCTTTGGGTATTTCCGTCCGGTGCAACAATTCTATTATCCTATGTGGATAAGGACCAAGACGTAACACGCTACCAAGGTCAGGCTTTTTCTTGGATTGGTGTGGATGAGTTGGGGCACTACCCAACACCCTACGTTTGGGATTACCTGCGCTCTCGCCTTCGTACAACAGATCAGTCGATTGAAACGTATATGAGGGCTTCTGCTAACCCCGGCGGTGTTGGCGGGTGGTGGATCAAGAAAATGTTTATTGATCCGGAAACACCAAACACCCCATTTGCTGCTTGCGATATGGAAACAGGTAAACCTCTTCTGTATCCAAAAAACCATCTAAAAGAAGGGCAGCCGCTATTTTACAGGAAGTTTGTTCCTGCAAGACTTACCGACAACCCTTACTTAATGGCATCTGGCGAATACGAAGCTATGCTGTTGTCGTTGCCGGAAGTAGAACGCAGAAGGTTACTTGAAGGAGACTGGGATGTTGCAGAGGGTGCGGCGTTTGCAGAATTTAATCGTTACCTTCATGTGTGCGACCCCTTTGAGATACCTCGTGGTTGGCCTCGCTTTCGTGCTGCTGACTACGGCTTTAGTAGCCCCTCTTGTGTTCTTTGGGGTGCTGTGGATCATGATGGTAATATATGGATTTATCGGGAACTGTATGCTAAGAGGCTTACGGCGGATGCTCTGGCCGATGCTATTTATGAAGCAGAAGCTATGGACCCCTCGATGTACACCGCAGTCCTTGACAAATCATGCTGGAACAAAGTAGCAGGCGCACCTTCTGTTGCTCAAACTATGATTACAAAAGGAATCCGTTGGCTCCCTTCTAACTCGGATAGGATCGCAGGTAAGCTTGAAGTACACAAACGATTACAATGCAACCCAGAAACTGGCGAACCACGTATTAAAATCTTCTCAACGTGTACTAATCTTGTACGAACGCTACCAGCAATCCCCTTATCTAAAACTAACAGCGAAGACGTCGATACTAAATCTGAAGATCACGCCTATGACGCATTAAGGTACATGTGCATGACACGGCAAATTAACAACATTAATTACAATTCATGGGCACATAGAGTAAGGGATACTATGCCCGAGCCTCGTGATATTGTGTTTGGATATTAGTCATGGCTAAAGTATCTGAAGAAATTGCTGAAGAAACTGTAACTGCTCGTGAAGCAATTGACATGATTCTTAAAGAAAGTCGAGAAAGAACCTCGACTGCTGCTACAAAAGCAGAACAGGAGGCACTTGAAAAACTAGCAGGCAAACCTTTTAAAGAAATTCCACAGCAGCTTGTTGAAGCTTTTATGAAAAATCGTGGAAAATTACTTAAAGGTGCTTTACCTGTTCTTGCGGGCGGTGCTGCTGGTTTTGCGGCTAAAGGCGCAGAAGCACTTGAATATGTAATGAAGCCAACACCTGTTGGTTTATCCCCAGAAAATATTGGTTTAGGTGAGGCACGAGAATTACGAGACTTAGCTGTTCAGCTTCAGGATGAGGCTGGCAATATTGATCGACAAAAATTAGACGAGTTGATTAAAGGAGGTGATCCAACGGCACAGCGGTTGCAAATGTATCGTAGTGAATCTCCTCTTCGTATGGCTCAAGATTACGAAGAACTTGTAGCACAACGAGAAGAGCCGTTGAAACAGGGAGCGGCCATGCAAGAAGACCTAGAACGTAGCATGGCGTTTAGAAACCAGATGCAAAAGCTGATGGAACAACGACAACAACAAAGATAAGGAACACTACAATGGAATTTAATGACAAAATGAAAATTATGCAGGGTGATCTAAATCCTGCCGCAGAAAGCAAGCTTATGCGTGGCAAGATGGAAGACTTTGCTGGCATGGTTAAGCGCGAAGGTCCATACGAAGTTATGGCACCAAAGAAGCAAATGCACCCAACAGTTCAGTCTGAATTTATGCGGATGGCAGACGAAAAAGACTACTAAGTTTTACTATGGCATTTCTCGAAACTGATGAAAAGGACATCAACGGCAAGAATACAGACCTTGCTATTGATGTCCGTGTGTCCGAAGAAGCAAGTTCAACTATGTTGAGCGGGCTTGTTGGTCATGTTCGTGCAAAATTTAAAGATGCAGAAGACGGTCGCTATTCTGATGAACAACGGTGGCTAAAAGCCTATAAAAACTATCGAGGACTGTCAAACAATCAGAATAATGATAGCCTACGTGAGAGCGAACGCTCTCGTGTGTTTATTAAGATTACCAAGGTAAAGGTTCTTGCAGCCGTAGGACAAATTAGCGATATTCTTTTTGCTAATAAGAAATTTCCTATTGTTGTTGAGTCAACACCAAATCCTGAAGGCATTCCTGAATTTGCACATCTCAAGTTGCCACAAGAGCAACAGATTGAAAGCCCCTTTGGTTTTCCTGAAGATGGCATGGAACTCCTTCCCGGTGCAACATCAGCAACTGCTCTTATGGCAGGAAGTAATCCTGTAACTCGTAATCTTGGCCCTGAATACGACAGCGACAATCTTGTTCCCGGCCCCGGCAAAATGGGCCAGCCACAGATTAAGCCCGCTGATCTTGCAGCAGCCAACATGGAAAAAACAATCCATGATCAGCTACTTGATACGGATGCTGTAAAGAAGCTACGCAAATCTATTTTTGAGTGTTGTTTGCTGGGCACAGGTATTGTCAAGGGACCATTTACATACGAAAAAACTATTCCCCGCTGGAGTTATGGTGAAGGCGGGCGAACCTACAAGCCTATCTACAAAAGCAAGCCTTCTATTTCACACATTTCTTGTTGGAATTTTTACCCTGATCCTAACGCCACAACAGTTGATGAAGCTGAGTATGCCATTGAACGTCACAAACTAAACAGGCAACAGCTTCGTAAACTTAAAGATGAACCTTATTTTAATCATGAAGTTATTGAAGAACTCCTTGGAGATGGCCCTAACTATGAGGAAAAGTATTTTGAAAATCAACTTCAGTCAGATCAAAATGATCCTATTTATTCTGAGTCTCGTTATGAAGTTCTTGAATATTGGGGTACGCTGGATGCTGCGCTTGCTAAAGAAGCTGGTCTTGAAATGTTTGAAGGTATGGAGGAACTTTCCTCGTTCCAAGTAAATGCTTGGATTTCAGGCAACAAGGTACTTCGTTTTGTAATCAACCCATTTACTCCTGAACGTATTCCATATCAGGTTTTTCCATATGAAGTCAATCCCTATCAAATGTTTGGTGTTGGCATTGCAGAAAATATGGAAGATGCCCAGCTTCTAATGAACGGCCACATTCGTATGGCTATTGACAACCTTGCCCTTGCTGGCAATGTGGTGTTTGACATTGATGAGGCTATGCTTGTTCCCGGCCAGAACTACGATATTTATCCCGGCAAAGTGTTCCGCCGTCAGTCTGGTGTTACAGGCACTGCAATCAATGCAATCAACTTTCCTAACACCGCACCTGCCAATGCCCAGATGTATGACAAAGCCCGCCAGCTTGCTGATGAAGAAACAGGCATTCCTAGCATCATGCATGGGCAAACAGGCGTATCAGGCACAGGCCGTACTGCTTCCGGCCTTTCGATGTTGATGAGTTCTTCGACACTCTCTATCAAGTCTGTTATTAAGAATATTGACGATTATCTTTTGAAGCCAATGGGTGAAGCATACTTCCAATGGAACATGCAGTTCAATGAAGAACAGCCCGAAATTGAAGGCGATCTTGAAATTAAACCGCGCGGAACTTCTGCTGTTATGCAGAAAGAAGTTCGCACACAGCGTCTTGTTACTTTACTCCAGACGGTTGCCAACCCAATGCTTGCGCCGTTTGTTAAGATTCCAAATCTTATTCGTGAACTTGCAATTTCACAGGACATTGATCCGAATGAGTTGGTTAATGACGTAAATGAAGCAGCTATTTTTGCAGATGTATTAAGAGGTTTGAATGAGCAACAACAGCCTAGAGAAGACGGCATTCCACCGGCTGGGGCCGCTGGTCAACAACCCGACAGCATGGATGGCGCTGGAGGAGTACCTGTTGGAGCAAACCCAGAAGATGTCTCGGGCGTTGGTGGCGGAAACATCGGAATTGGAAATGCGCCGGTTGCAGGGGAAGCTGGCTTTACTGGAAACCTTGATGAAGCTGCGGAATAACTACGAAGAAATGCAGAGGAATAAATAATGTCATTTTTAGACGAAGATCAAGCAACAGCAGGACGAATTTCTTTAGGGACAAGACGTGCGGGCCTTGAGTCTCTTCTTCCTCGCCGTCGTCGTCAGACAGCACGGCAACAGCAAGTCTCCGGATACGATATTCTTCCCTCTACTATGCAACCTATTCCCGGTGTTGTTTCAACACCAACAGATATTGCACGGGTTGGCGTAGACGTAAGCCAGCAACTACAACAACAAGGAACTACTGCCGCGCAGGTTCCAAATGTTTTTGAAAGATACGCCGAAACAGGCGCTGCTCCTATTGGTGATTTTAGACAGTATTTGTATCCTAGTCCACCGACAGAAGAAGATGAAGAAGAAGAAAACGATGTAATTGAAGCCACCAATGAAGAGTTTGCTGAGAATTTTGGGATTGATCCGTATGATCCTGAAACACCAATGGGACAATTTTATTTGGACCAAGAAGCTGCGGCGGAAGCTGCTGCGGAGCAACAGCAGTCTGTAGTGCAGTCTATACTGGGCAGCAGTACGATGCCTCTCTCACAATCTGCCAGAGCATTTGTTGCTGATATAACAGGGAGTCGGGCCTATATAGATAGTGTCTTTAATTATAGTCTTACTGGTGATGTTAGTACACCCCCTACGGCTGCACAAATCAATGAGTCTGAGTTTGGTCCTCAAGGCGGCGGGTGGGGCACTGCTGGCGCTCCGGGGTATACTCCTCCTACTGCCCCCCAGTCCAATGATCCTTCTGTTGGTGACGGCGGTGACGACGGCGGTGGCGGCGGCGGTGATGGTGGCACTGGTTTTGGAACTGGGGGTATAGAAGCAGCCGCAGCCGCTGGGGTTTTTGCATCCGGCGGTATCGTAACTAAATCCAAAACTAAGAACAAAACCTCCTTTATGTCTATGAAAGGCAAATAGATG